TTTACTTGCTGCACACATCGTTTAGTATTTATACAAGGTACGAAGAAGGAAGACCCCACTACAAAGTCCTCCCACTTCACTACTACCCAAACCCCATCGGGGTTAATATCGAAGGTTCTACGAATCCCCTGATCCACTGGCCTGCTCAATATCTATCTTAATAGTAAATGTTATTACAGGCTGCGCTAACACTTGTGCGGGGGTACCTTTCATAATACGTTTTCTGAGTGTCTCCGCCCCTAACTTAGACTTCAGCTCCTTCAAGAACTCCGCGTAGTTGACCTGCTGCTTACCGCACCACTTCTTCAGGTATTTGGGTACGATAAACACCTTGTTTAAGTCAGTCTCGTACCTACCGAACACGTCTTGCGAGGGCATCATCTCAGGAATGACTAGTTGGTCTAACCCGTTGCTATTACCCTTACGAAGGTCGTCGGTGCTTTTTATCTTCAAAAACTTACCCCAATGTTCGAGGAGGTATTCCGTGACGAGCTGTTCCACATCAGTGGTCATATCAATGGTATTGTCTTTATTGGCCTCAATAACACCGACAATAAACTTCTGTATTTTGGTTATATCGTAGTCTATCAACCCAACCTTCTTGGCGATAAGTAGCCCGCTGATAGTCGCGGCGGCATGGATAGACCAGAACCTATTGATATTCTCTAGTTTGGCTAAGGAGTCAATCCGTTTTCTAACGTCTATACACAACTTAGCAACGGCGTCTACATTATTCATTATGTACTGCACGTACGGGATAGCTGCCTGCCCATAATTATCCCCTAACGCGGCATTGAATTTGTCCGTCTCTTCCTTTGCAAAGATTGATTTCTTGCAGTGGCACTCCAGCATACGTTGCGCTTCGGCCATCGGAGAGTTCTTGAGCATACTAATGACTTCAATAATACTTGTGTTACCTGTGGTAACAGCTAGAAGCTGCCAAGGTAGCCCCCTAAAACGTTCGGCGTTCACCGAACCCACCATTCGGTTGCGCTGCTTGCCTGTGGTTAGCTGGTACACTAAGTCTGAAAGTTTATCCCCGCTCTCGTTAGTCAGTTCATCCATATACAGAGGTAGGTTGTGGTATATCTCGCCCCTGTTCATCTTAGTATTATGGGTGTCAGTCTTCTCAATAACTAGTGCTTCAGGACTCCCCCACACTGTAGCCGCTGCGTGCAACGCCGTAGTCTTACCGTGCCCAGTTCCCTTGCTGTGGATATGCAGCGCCGCGCATTTCTCGCGTCCGAAGAACGGCATAAGTATCGAGCCGAACGCTGTACCTACAACGTATTGGTGTAACTCTAACCCATCGCGGTTGTAGAAATTTACGCAATCTTTCCACCCCTGCAACGAACCTTTCGGCTCCATTGCGGGGAATAGTCCGGCGGTCTGCGTCGATGGCGGGTTAAACGATATGTTGTTAGCTTCTATCGTAGTGTTCCCCCAAATAAATGTATCGTAGTTGTTGTTTTCTGCGTCAGTCCAACCAAACTGTCTATGTGCATCTATCACTTTTTGTGTCGCCTGTAGTTCGTTTACCCACGATAGTACGTACTGCATTATTTTATCCACTTTCGGTACAGCTACTCCTTGCTTAGACATTTCCTTACGGAACTCTTCACGAGAAGTGACCGACATTAACGGGATCGTAAATTCTGAAACACCGTCTTGGGGTTTATGTAGTCGCATAGCGACAACCTCGCCGGTCTCAGGGTCTTTTATACGCTGCGTTACGTAAAGATCATTGTGGTATATCAGTTCTTCCTCCACATCCCCGTCAGCGTTAGATGAGCGCATATACACTCCTCCGTTAGCCCCTCGGAAGTAAGGTTTTGGGTATTGTGGGATTACATAATTAAGTTTAGGTGCGTTGGGTAAGTTAGTCGCGGTCTCAATAACTTCATTAGGAGCCGCCTCCTTAACCCGTGAACCTAACAATATAGGGGATTTTACTTTCCCCCAATTAGGGCAGTCGGTGCATACCCCCTCGTAATTAGAATCAAACGTACTGCACAGGTACGGCCCCTTTATCCGGTCGAACTTCTCTGCGGTACTTTCTTCGTCGTACTCAGGATGCCTACGAGATATGAGCTTTGCGGCTTTCTTACCGTCGGCGCAGAACTTGGCGATAGACAACCCAGCTCGCCACATAGGTTCACTGGTGTTTTCTTGGTCAGTGACGATTATCTCTAACTGCTTACACCCCCTGCCTTCCGCCGTCTTCTCAAGTATAGTCCTAAAACTACTTTCTCTATCGCGTATCAGCGCATCAAGAAACGCACTAGTCGCGTCTTGTTCGACCTTAGTGGGAACTGGTATCGAGTCTAGTCCTAACTTCGCAACGAACGAATCAAAGTCAATCCAATCCCCTTGCGTAACTACGGCAACTTCTTTAGGTGTATCTTGTTTGTGGTTGTGCGTTGACGGTATACGAAGTACTCGGGCGCAATCAGCAGTTACGGCAGGGTCAGCGAGTAGTCCATGCGCGGCCATTACTTTCTTAAACTGTGCAGCCGCGCATGACCAATCATGTTTGGGAACGTACTCCTTGAGCATCCAGTATACGTGTACGCCGTATCCTGAATTAACTATGGTAGGTTTAGGTAGCCCCAACTGCTTACAGAAACTACGTAGGTCAGCTATAGCTTCCCCTATATCAGCGTATTTTTTAGGGTCATCCCCTATGTCTAGGTCGATAAAAAATGCTTTTACGTTTTGTATTTCTTCGGCAGTGCGTCTACCTGCCTCCGCGAAAGATCCTAGTGCAAAAAAAGTATCCCACCCTCGCGCATCCCATATTGCAGCAGCGCCTACCAACTTCTCTCTACTACTAAAAAATACTTGTCGCCGGTTTTCTTTTTCTTTCCCCCCGTCTCTCAACGCGAGCAGGCAATAGAAGTTCCCCTCCGCTAATGCCCCCCTCAAAAACGATAATGCGTCCATAATCCCCCCATGAAAGTAAAATAACTACGGTAGAGGAGTCCCCCTACCGTAGCACAGAGGTAGACTATTCGTCGTCCCAACCACTCACTAGGTTTTGTAAGTCCGAGGCATCTGCTTCCTCGACTTTGGGGGGAGCTTTTTTCTTAACTACTTTTTTTGGTACGATAGGTTCGTCGTCACCAAACAAATCATCTGATCCGTCGTCGGGCAACTCCTTAGTCTTATCATCGGCAGCGTCTTTAGTGGCGAAAGGGTTGTCGCTGCCCTCGTCTTGGTCAAACCCTTCAACTTCCCCGAATGGGTTGTCAGCTGTCATCTCCGCGTACTGCACAACTTGCACAGCTTTCAAACGTAGAGATACACCGTGGTCACGCATGTTGTAAGGCACAAAAATAACTGCGAGGTTACACGTACTGCCGGTGGTTAGCTGAAAGTCTTCTGGTAGCTCCTTACCTTTAGCGTCTACTTGCATCGGCTTCTTAGTAAGCTCTCCACTATACGCGCCCTTGAGTTTAGCCTTACCAATATACCGTCCGTCGTCGTGCTTCTCGAAAGGCATGTCTAACTTCTCAGGCCATTTCTTTTCACGCTTCTCAGCGTACGCTTCGGCCATACATTTGAACAACGCCTTGGCTTGCTCTTTGGTCATCAAGAACTTAGTCTCGTACGCAGCGTTTTCGGCCAGCGCATCACACGGCACAGAGCGGTTCTCTGCTTGGTCAAAGTGGTACGTACGGTTAATACGTGGGTATAACATTTCTACATTGTCGATCATTTGCATTGCTCATTCTCCTAAGAATGGTTGGTTGGATGTTCGTACCCTTCGACAATTCCAAAGGGTGACGAGGTTGCGCTTCGCTCATTGCTGGGCAAAGTTATTGCTTCGATTGTATCGGGGTGGTCAATCATACCCGTAACAAGGTTTAAATCTGCTTCTTCAAGAGGACGTACTGGTTTAAAGAAGACTTTAGGTATTGCACTATCTAGGTCGAAATATATTTTTGTTACTATAGATATAGCAGTTGTATTATGTTCGGACAAAAATTTAGCGTAAGCCTGTAGCGGCATATTGCCTCCGACAGTTTTACCAAAAATAGAAGTGGCTGGCAACTGAATTTGATAAACCCTTTCCAAATCGTCCAACATAACAACGGCTGCTCGCTGCGAAAACCTACACGCCCTCCCTGCCCCCGAGGAACCACGTACGTTCTGCGGGCAGTCCATACACCGACGACTTTGTACTTGCTCCTCCGGCACATCAGGGTCAGGTGTTTGCGTAGTGCTAGACCAACAAGTTGGTGCAGCTAACTTATCGGGATCAAACTCGCCAGAGAAGTAAGCGCGTGAAACTTTCGCCGCGTTGACAATAACACATTCGATAGCCTCCTCATTGTTAGAGAACATGCCGTCGCGTAAGCTAATCCTACGCATTACATATCCTCGTCAGGGTCAATTTCTACTACACTTTTAGGGGCATCTTCCGCGATAGATAATGCGTGTACTACTGCGGGTAAGTTAAACCGGTACGTCTGCCCTACTTTGATATATGTGTCGCTTGGGATAACACCCGTCTTAACCCACTGCCGTAGCGTGGTTATAGCCAACGATAGCCGTCTACCCACCACTTCGATAGGGACGTACGTTGGAGTTTCTTCGACTGATTCGCTCATTACTTTTTCCTCACTGATAGTGTGTATTCTGAATCGACGTTAAGCCCCATTGGAACTTTGTCGGGGTTTTCTTCTAGGTACTCTCGAACATTCTTTTGGTTCAAACGCTTATCGAGAAACTCAGGAACTTCATTCTCCATGATGAACTTGTGCATGGACTCCCAATCGCTAGTCCAATATCGCGTTTTGGTTGAACGAAAGAACGTACCCTCGCTAGTGCGGATACTCTCTACACCGTTATCCCCCAAGTACTTGAGTAACGCGTCTCGAACTGCGTCAAGCTGTGTCGCAAGCGCGCCGTCCGCTTCCTTAAACTCCTTACTTAACTCCGCACGTTTAGCCTTTATCTTATGGTGTACGCGCACCAACTGTTCCAAATCTATGTCTGTCATCACTTTTACCCCTAGTAGTTTGTGTTAGGTGTTGAGTATAACTACTAGAAACTAACTATTCAAGTATTTCGTTATATAAATCTATCATTTTTGTGTGTACGTCTATTCTACCGTCTAGTAAATGGTACACGCGTTTCTCCGCGAACGATCCTTGTAACTGTACTACCGTGCATTTGTGTGTCTGCCCTGAACGATGTACCCGTGCATTGGCTTGTGCGTAGGTTTCCAGTGAGCTGGTTGGCCCCCACCACACCACCGTGTTAGCTGCGGTAAGTGTCACTCCGTG